CTTGAAGCAATGGGGGCGGGGGAACAACCTCTCGCTTTCTTCAGCGATCATGGTAAACTCTGTGATGACTGCTTAGATAACTATGCAGACTTTGATAGTCATCTTTGTGTGGGTTGTGAAGCCTATCGTGACCACCAACAATAATAAGGAAACTACTCTATGATTGCACTAATTGATGGAGATCCACTCATCTATCAAGCCTACTGGCATGTTAAGCGAACCTATGAGACCTACCTAAAGAAGCTTGAGAAACGTTTCCATAAAGGGGATATCACTCAAGAACACTATGACCGACAACTTGTTTTAGCTGAGGCTTCTTTTGCTAAGAACGGGTTTGAGAAAGCTAAAGCCAACATGGATATGCTGCTTGAGAAGATGCTTAACGACATTTTCTGTGACAACTATGCTATTGCTGTTGGTGGACCAAATAACTACAGACTGCTAATTCATCCTGAATACAAAGCCTCCAAGACAAGGGCTGCTGTTAGGAATGATAAACCAGTATGGTTCAATGATCTAAAAGACTACCTTTCCTCAAAAGAGGAAGCTGTTGTCTGTGATGGTTATGAAGCAGATGATCTGTTACGAATTTGGTCTCTTGAGTGTAAGCGCACCTTCAAAGACTTTATCATTTGTTCGATCGATAAAGACCTAGACTGTATTGATGGTAAACACTATATTAACATACACCCGACCAAACACAACCACCAATACGAGGTCACTCCTGAGTATGCTGAGAGGTTCTACTGGTATCAAATCCTCATGGGTGACAACGTTGACAACATTCCGGGTATAAAAGGTTGTGGGCCTAAGTCAGCCGACAAGATTCTAGACGGGCTGGGAACCCCTGACGAGTATAAGGGTGCTGTATGCCGAGCCTACGCTAAGGCTTATGGGGAAGACATGGGGTATGAGAACTTCATCTTCAATGGCCGTTTGATCCACATCTGGCGAGAGTTCGGAGATCACTTTAAAGTCTCCCGTGAGGAGTACAATGAAGCAATCCAGTAACGAAGAGTTAGGACACTGGAACTTCTACGGCAACTTCCCCAACTATTTTGATACCTCCACCTACACAGGTTTCATATACATGATTGAGAACAAGGTTACCAACCAGTTCTACATCGGTAAGAAACAAATGAGACATGGTGGCAAGAAGAAAAGTAAGACTTATGGTAAAGAAATGCCGTGGAGGACTTACACAGGTTCGTCAACACACCTTAACAACGCAATCAAGGAAATCGGAAAGGATAAGTTCGAGTTCCTGATTATTGACCTTTACAAAACCAAAGGAGGGTTATACTACGCAGAAGCTTACTCTCAGATGCTCTTAGGAGTAATGACAGAAAAGCTTGAGTGTGGTGTAGCCCCGCGTTTCTATAACGGTCAGATTGCAGCTATTCGGTTTGCCCCAAAAGAGGTTGTAACCAGCAACACACATAAATTTATAAGGAACTTCAAAAGGAGATACCGTAAGTGAGCAGAATTGTAGACCACGTCGCCTGTGACCACTGTGGAAGTAGCGACAACAGAGCAGTCTACGAAGATGGAACAAGTTATTGTTTTAGTCCGGGTTGCTCTAAGCCGTGGATGAAACCAAAAGGAGACTTTATGCAAGAAGAAGAAGACCTCGACGCGCTCTTTGACACGGTTGAGACCGAGAAGAAGCCGTACTCAAGTAAAAGCCCCTCAAAGAACCGTGATTGGTTAGTTGAAGAGGTAACTAAAGACTTTGTTTCTGCTGCCGACTATCAACGTAAAGTACCAAAAGAGATCTATGAGTTCTATGGTATTAAGGTTGGCTATGATAGCTCAGGGAACGTGGCAGAGAAGTACTACCCTTATGACTGGATCAACGACAAGCCACAAGGCTACAAGATCCGAGTCCTACCAAAGGACTTTAAGAGCAAGGGTTCTATCGGTAAAGTCTCAAAGCTGTTTGGCTACGAGAAGTTTAACGGTGGCCTAAAGCTTGTTATTACAGAAGGTGAAGAAGATGCCTGTGCTGTCCAAGCTGCGACCTATGCTAAGTACAAACGCTTCTACCCTGTTATGTCCCTTCGCTCGGCAACTGGTATCAAAGACCTGATTGAGATCCGCGAAGAACTACGACAACAGTATAATGAGATCATTCTCTGGATGGATAATGACTCTGCTGGTAACATCGCCATGCCCGAAGCTGCTAAGATCCTTGGCTTCGATAAGGTAAGGATTGTAAAGAGCACCGAGAAAGACGCTTCAGACCTCTGGGTCAAAGACAAGAAAGCTGTCATGGACGCTATCTGGAACGCTGTGGACTACACCCCCGCAGGTATCCTAACAAAAGATGACCTTTGGAACCAACTTATTGATTACAATAACATTGAGTCCGTTCCTTACCCGCCCTTCATGTCGGGCCTAAACGAGAAGCTTAAGGGTATGCGCTTCGGCGAAATCACTCTTTGGACTTCTGGTACAGGATCCGGTAAGTCAACCCTGCTCAGGGAGATTGCTCTCCACCTGACACAGACAACAGAAGACAAGATCGGTATTATCAGCCTTGAGGAGTCTCCAGCAGAGACAGCAAGGAAAATGGCGGGTATGGCCCTATTTAAGAATCCCGCTGCCGAAGAGATCGGTGAAGAAGAACTGAAGATTGGCTTTGATAAAGTCTTCGGGGAAGATCGGGTTATGGTTCTTGACCACCAAGGCTCCATCTCAGACGGTTCTATCATGGACTTTCTTGAGTACATGTGCCTAAAAGGTGTCAAGTATCTCTTTGTTGACCACATCACTATCCTTGCCTCAGAAGGCGCAGAAGGGTTAACAGGTAACGAAGCTATCGATAAGATTATGAACCAACTCCTACGAGTCGCTAAGAAGCATAACGTCTGGATTGGCCTTATCTCTCACCTACGTAAGACAGATAACAAGGGTAAGTCCTTTGAGGATGGTAAACTACCAAGCATGGATGACATCCGTGGCTCTGGCTCTATCAAACAAATCTCAATGGACATTATTGCCTTTGCTCGTGACTCCGGTTCGCCGGACGAGGAAGTACGAAACACTATCAAGACAAAAGTATTGAAATGCCGTTATACAGGCTTAACTGGTCCTTCTGGTAACTTAGGTTACGATTATCCGACTGGTCGCTTGACTGGTACAGTGGATGATGGTATGGAAGGCTTTGACGAAACAGCAGAGGTAGACTTCTAATGACACAAGAAAAGTTTTTGATTGCAATGTCCACATCAATCCTTACCAAAATGGTTAAGGGTTTTGAACTAACAAACTATGATAAGCAATTCCTAGAAGGAATTAAAGAGGGCTTCGATGAGCTAGACGAGGAAGGAAAGAAGTACTTCCTTATGTTCTCCGACATCCACGAAGCTACAATGGTAAAATCACAAGGGAAAATGAATTAATGACAACAGATGAACTGAAAGAAATCAGCGAACTCACACCGCATCAGCGACAACTGTGGGAGTACGCCGACGACCTTATGTACGTAAACTTTAAGGCAGACAACGAGGCAGGGGTTACCCGCTTCCTAAACGACCCTTCTCTCAAAAAGAAATTTAGTGACGATGATCGTGCCTTCCTCTTCTCAGCTTGGCTGCTGATTGTGGGACTGGATGAGTTTGAGTACACAGACGAAGAGCCTGACGAAGAAGAAAACGAAGACGAATAATAGCACGGTCCATGCGACCCAAGAACAATAAAAAGAAGGAAACTACTATGGATAGCTATCAAAAATTTATTCACCTCTCTCGTTACTCACGCTTCCTAGACACAGAAGGACGCCGTGAGACTTGGGAAGAAACTGTTGCCCGTGTCATGAAGTTCTGGCGTAAACAAATTGGCAACAACGTCCTGACAGACCAAGAGTTTGCAGAAATGGAAGAGGCTATTTATAACCTCAAAGTAATGCCTTCCATGCGCTCGATGTGGGCCGCTGGTCCGGCCTTAGAGGCTAACCACTTCCGAGGCTACAACTGTAGCTTTGCTGCTGTAGACCACATCCGTGTCTTTGATGAAATCCTGTACATTCTTATGTCTGGTACAGGGGTTGGCTTCTCTGCCGAAGCAAAGTACGTTAACAAACTCCCTATTATCAATGACAACTTTGTCAAGACAGAACGGGTTATCACTATCAGTGACTCTTCCGAAGGTTGGGCTAAAGCTCTCCGTAAGTTGATCGCTGACCTTTACTTAGGAAATGAACATGAATGGGACTACTCTCGAATTCGCGGTGAAGGCGCACGACTTAAGACTATGGGTGGACGAGCTTCTGGTCCGCAACCACTTATGGATCTTTTTGCTTACCTAACAGTAGTCTTCAAGAAAGCTGCTGGACGTAAACTTACACCACAAGAAGTACACGACATTATTTGTAAGATTGCTGAGATTGTTGTTGTTGGTGGTGTTCGCCGCTCTGCTCTAATCTCTTTGTCTGATCTCGGTGACCCTGAGATCCGTGACTCCAAGTCGGGTCGTTGGTGGGAAATCGCCCCTCATCGTGCCTTGGCTAACAACTCTGCTGTTTACGAGCAGAAGCCAAGCATGGCTGTGTTTATGGACGAGTGGGTTTCTCTTATGAAGTCTGGCTCCGGTGAGCGCGGTATCTTTAACCGTGGTGGTGCTCGCGAGTTTGCTCCTGCAAGGCGTGACGCTGACCTCTTGGTTGGAACTAACCCTTGTGCTGAGATTCAACTTCGTAACGCTCAACTTTGTAACCTAACAGAGGTGGTTGCCCGTGCTGGTGACACCCTAGAGGATCTTGCTGCTAAGGTACGCATGGCTTCTATCATCGGTACCTTACAGTCTTCCCTAACAGACTTCAAGTATGTCCGTAACATCTGGAAGAAGAACTGTGAGGAAGAGCGCCTGTTGGGTGTCTCTATGACAGGGATCCAAGACTGTGAACTGTTGCAGAACCCAACAGAAGAGACCTTAGAGTACCTCAAAGCTGTAGCTGTAGACACAAACATCCGGTTTGCTGAACGGTTGGGTATCAAACCTTCTACAGCGGTAACGACTGTCAAGCCCTCTGGTACTGTCTCCCAACTGGTTGACTCTGCCTCTGGCATCCACGGTCGTTTTGATGAGTACTACATCCGCTCTGTACGCCAGAGCAATAACGACCCTCTCACACAGATGCTCAAAGACCAAGGTCTTCGTAATGAGCCTGACCTGATGAACCCCCAAAGAACCACTGTGTTCTACTTCCCAATTAAGGCTCCAAAGGCCGCAGTGTTGGCCGGAGAGCAAGGGGCTATTCAACAGCTTGAAAACTGGAAACTGTTCCAGAAGTACTGGTCAGAACACTCTGTCTCCGTCACTGTCTACGTCAAAGAGCATGAGTGGCTGACCGTGGGTGACTGGGTCTACCAAAACTTCGACTACATCACTGGTGTGTCATTCTTACCATACACAGAGCATACCTACAAACAGGCTCCGTATGAAAGTTGCACTAAAGAGGAATATGAAGCCGCCTTGGCTAGTACTCCTGACATCGACTTCTCTCAGCTTCAGTACTACGAAAAAGAAGATAACACTGAAGGTGCTCAAACCCTTGCCTGCGGTGCAGGAGGTTGTGAGATCTAATGATCGAAGAAGCCGCTGAAGCTAACTTTGTCCTTGCCGCCCAAGCGACGGTGAGGGCAGACCAAAAAATTCTTGAACAAACAAACACAAAAAAGGAAACACCCCTATGGAACCTATTGAAAACTCTGATGCCGAAGCTATGGTAAACCCTACTCAGGAAGTCATTACTGACCCTTTGGCTCAAGCAGTTATTCTGCATGTGAAAGACGGTATGCTTATGATGTACAGTAAAAACCTAACACACGAAGACATTGCTGTCGTTCTCGTTGGGGCTGTTGAGTCGGCTCGTGCTGAGTTGAAAGCCGTGATGGAAGCTCAGGAGGCGGCGGAGTAATGCACGTTGTTTTTGGAAGACCAAATTGTTCTTTCTGTGATGCAGCAAAAGGCTTCCTAGAGGGTAACGATCAAGACTATATTTACATAGACGTTACTACTCTAGGCAATGCCCGCCTACGGGAACTCCTTGTTGCTGATCTAGGCAAGAACCAAGTACCACAAATCTTCGAACTCATCGGGGGTTATGAAGACATGCTCCTAAAACGACTGAAAGAGGGGACTTAAATGACAACCGAAGACACTACAAAAAGAGGCCGTGGAAGGCCCAAGAAGATCAAGCTAACACCCAAGGCTCCTAAGCCAGAGGTTCCGGCAGAACCTTTTGGGCCGAAGAAAGCAGCAGATATCTTTGTTGAGACGGTGTTAGACGATGAGACCTCTGTCTCTATCTTTGGTATTGATGACTTTACGGAAGAACTAATTGAGCGCCTTTGGCTTAACCCTCACATTTCTACTATCTACTGCTCCGACACTTCACAAGAGCGGTTGAACCTCATAAACAAAAAGATAGGAAGCCGTAGCTTCTCTATGTGGCGTTGGAAAGTTCGACCAGTTCAGGACTTCTTACAGTTGCCTAAAACAAGGCTCTGTGCTGTTGCGTCTGGGTTGAAAGACAGGGTAGGCTTGCTGAAGAGCCAAGGTATTCAAATTGTAGTATTGGAAGAACTTAATGTCGATTGAAGAAGAGCAGTTTGAAACGTTTATCCCTTACAACCAGCAGAGGGAATACTTCTTTGTTGGCTTTAAGGAGTACGTCCGTTGTCCAGAAACCAATGCTCTTGACATCATCATTGTAACCTATGAAGACCAAGACTTTGAGCTTAAGTGGGACTACTACGATAGCTATTACAGGGGTCACATTGTTGACTCTACACTAGGGAAAATTCACGGCTTTGTTGTATAAGGAAACAAAATGAAACAGTATTTAATCTCTTGGAACGCTGGCTACGGCACTAGCTATGACGTAGTGGAAGCAGAAAACGAGAAGCAAGCAGGAATTCTGGCGTACGAGTCTTGGAGAGACGAGGCAGAGTCTCAAGCAGACTATGACGCTGAGGAAGCCAACTATGGCAACCTCGAAAACGTCGGGCTTGACCCAAAAGACTATGATTTTGAATTGGAGGACGAAGAGTGACAGTAAAGGAGCTACGGAAGCTTCTAAAGAGGTATCCACCCCTGTCTGAGATTAGCTTCCAGTACTACCCTAACGTTGATGAGGGTTGGGAGTGTAACTTTGACTCACAAAACAACTTAGGATACCCACCAACGGTATCCCTATTCTTTACCCCAAAGGAGTATAACAAACGATGAACATCTTTAAACGCTACATGAACTTCCTTATGACTTGGCGGAAACACCGGGAAGTAATCAAAGAACTGAACAAACTAACTAACCGAGAGTTGGCAGACATCGGTATTAACCGTGGTGACATTGACCGTTTGGTTTGGCTGGAGGCAGATAAAAATGACAGAGGAAACTAAAGAAGTTTACTACACTTGCGAAGAGTGTGGTGAACCTGTGGATGAGGATGGTGACACCCTAGTTGACTTTGGGTGCTCCTACTGCCCCTTGTTTTGTGACACCTGTGGTGATCATGGTTGTGATCAATCCTGCTAAGATAACCTTTAGAAAACGTTGGCAAAATATTACTGCCGACTAATGACAAAACAATTAGTATTAGAAAAGTGAGAAATAAAAATGGCTAACAACAATCAACAAGTAGTAAACGGTGGCGGTGGTGCAGGCTTTCTTAGCCTCTTGGCTGTCCTCTTCATTGGCTTGAAACTTACTGGCTACATCGCTTGGTCTTGGTGGTGGGTACTTGCCCCTCTCTGGATGCCGATCGCTATCCTCCTTGGTATCATTCTCTTCGGAGCAATCTCTGTAGGTCTGGTTGCAGGCTTTTCTGCCGTGGTAAAATCACGACGGGCTAAGGCGCGAGCTAACAAATATAAGTGAGGAAATCCTGGCATCTATAATAGAGAAATCTAAACAAGGAAAGTCAAATGA